CACCGGCAGCGCGTGTGTCAGAAGAAGTAACTAAACATTTTACTTCGTTTCCAAAGTCATCCATTACAACAATAGTTGATAGTGGAGAAATAACGTTTAGTACTGGTACAGCAGCGTTAGCAGCTGTAACAGGGATTGTGATAGTTGCAGCAGCACCGGCAGCACCAGCAACTGTACAGTTATCGTATGAAATGTGTAGTCTGTTTTGTTCAGACCAAATAACTTGATCAGATGTCATCGGCATTTCTGCTCCAACCATACGTAAAAATCCTGATAACGTTCTGTTACCATATCTTTCTACCTCTTGCTCATAAAGCTCAGGTAAGTATTGTTGTGCGAAATCGTTCGTGCCATTGTCAAATTGTAGATAATTACTCGCAAGAGTTTGTTGAGCTTGCGATGGTACTATCGAACCAAATTGAGGAGTTAAAGCCATAATTTGTAATTTTAATTAGTTAAATTTTTTTGTTTTGATTTTTAATTTTGATGAATCTAAACCACTAATTGATTTTACTTTTAACCCGTTTATAAAAACATTTCCATCAGCAACTTGCCTCGGTCCGTCTTTTGAAGGATTTTTAGAGCTACTAATAACATTTTTAATGCCATCAGCTTTCCCTTGTTCATAAAAATGATGAGCTAGTTTATCAGCGTTCATCGCAGCATACATTGCTTTATGATACCCTTTTTGATCTACAATTTGACCTTCATCATTAGAAAATCTACTAACAAAGTTTTGTACATCAGATTGAGTTTCACCAACCTTAACAGGGTCTTTTACTCCATATCTAAATTTTTTATCTCCTACGTTAAAATCAAAACCTTTGAAGTCTGAAGAAAATAATTTTTTAGTATTGTCTCTAAAATCACCATGTAATTTAGTTGCAAGCTCTTGTTGTTGCTTATAGTTGTTGTAAAAGTTTAAAGCTTCTTTTTGTTCTCCAGTGGCACTTGGTTTCAACTTGATTTCCTCGTAATATTTACTTTTTGAACTTTCTAAATAGCTTTTAGCTTTTGCAACTTCTTCTTTATATGCAAGTTTTTTCTTACGAATCTCTCTTGCTTCGTCCACATCTTCGTCAAAGTTAAAAGCATCTTCCATTAGAAAATTTATTTCTTCTTGATCTAAATGTGGTTTTGTTTTTTTATAATACTCACTTAATAGCTGTGCACTATCAAGAGATGAGTAATCTTTATTTAATGCTACATAATCTTCTACTGTACCACCAGTAGATTCCATGAAGTCAATTAATTTTTCGATGTTTTCAGGTAAAGGTTTATTAAGAATTTGTTGCTCTTGTTTAGCTTCAACAATCTCTTTTTTAATCTCTTTTACTTTATCTTTATCTTCTTCTATTATTTCTTGGATTGGTGAAGACTCTTGAGCATCTTCAGTGGACTCTTGTACTTGTTTGTCCACTTTAGTGCTATCTCCGGCTTGTTCGCCCACATCCACTTTCTCTGTTTCTCCGATTTGAATGGCATCGTCTTTAGGTATATCAACCTTAACAACATCAGGAACTACTTCCCCTGTTGCTTCTGGTTTAGTTAAATCTACTTTAACGGGATCATTATTGGTAATCCCTAATTTTTTAGGTGTTTTCTTTTTTAATTTAAACTCACCTTCCTGTTTAACAGGTTCATTTGTTTTTGTTTCTGACATGATATAATATAATTAATTGTTAAAATTTAAAATCCTTCACCAACTTGTGATTGTTGAAAGTCGATAGGAAGTAGATCATTTTGTCTTTGATCTATTAATTGACTTTGTTGAGAACCTTCCATCTTTATTCTTTTATCTTTACGATCTTCTATTTCTTGTTCTTTTAAAGTTTTAGTTTGAGCTTCAATCTCAGCTAATTGCCTATCGTATTCGAATTGCTGAGCCATCAAATGCTTTTTACCTTCTAGCTCTACTTGCATCCTTTGTATTTCAAACTGAGATTTTGCATTTTCTAAATTAACGTGTTGCTCAGTCAATGCTTGTTGTTTTTGAACCTCAGCTAACGCAGCTTGCTCATTTGTTTTAGCATTTGCTTGAGCCTGCATTTGTATATTTGCTTGAGCCGCTGCTTGATCTCTTTTGTATTTCTTTTTTCTTTTTTGTTTTAAGAGTTGATTAGCTAACTTTAGATTTTTTATTTGTCTAACATCAATAGCATCTTCTAAATCAATGCCACCAGATTGTAATGCGATCTGTATGTTTTGTTCTAATTGAGCTTTTTCTTCTGTGTCTGGCTCTAGTTCTAAAAATATACCAAAGTCATGTAAGTTTAGATACTGTACTTCTCTTAATGTTTCTACATTATAAAGAGATATACTTTCAATTAAGCTATTAGCAGTTAAAGGAAAGTTTAATACATCAGTTATTTTTAGTGATATGTTTTCACATATACGTAAAGCTATATATAAACTAGCGTTGTTTATATGTTTTGTAGCTATGTTAGATTGGTTAGCTGCCATTTTAGCTAAACCAACTAACGCGTCTTTATCAGGCATACTACCGTCACGAGCCTCATTTAATCCCGTGACATCTCTTATCATTTGTAAGTAATACTGATACGTTTGTATTAGGGATTGTAGTTTAGCTCCAGAGGCTGACGTCTGTAGTTCTTGTATAGGTACTTTACCTCTGTTGGGATCTCCATCTTGAGTAAGTGATCTACCAACTATACTACCAGTTTGGAAATACATATTTAATGCTTCAGCTGGGTTATAGTTTGTCCCATTACCTAAGTCTACTTCAGCTAAACCATCCATATCTAAAAATACACCATCTGGCACCATACGTGCTAAAACTTGTTGCATTTTTAAATGTGTAATCTGTATCATGTCAGCAAAACCTGTACATCTACCAACTAATGATTCTATTCTACCTTTATACATTTTAGGTGCACAGATAGTGTAGTTCATTTCCACTTTAGTAGTATCAGCTGATGGTCTAGTCATGTTCTCAGCTAGCTCCCATTTTAACATTGTATTTGTGCCTAAAACTTTAGCTCCAGAATAAAGAACCTCAATAGACCTAGACACCTTTTCAAATGTATCGTTTTCTGGTGGATTAAACTTGTCTGTTTTTTGAATTATCTTTTCTAATCCTTGGTCAGTTCTTTTAAGTTTAAAAACTTGATTAGTATAAGTCTTATATTCAAAGTATAAAACTTGAACAGTGTTGTTATCATAATTACCCCACCCAGTTATATACTGTTTGTTACCAGGCATTTCTTGAATTCTTTGTAATTCATCTTCTGAAATATCCGGAAATTGTTTTTTAAGTTCAGGTATTGTTATAGACTTAACCTCACCAACATAATATATATCTTCAAAATTTGGATCTTCTGTGTAAGAGTATATTAAATAAGCTGGATCTACATAGTCTAATGTTATCCCGTTGGCTTTATTAAAATTAGTTTTAGCGGCAGCTATACCACATACAACTAAATCTTCATTTAATCTTCTTTTAGTTAACTCCCATTTATTGTTTGCTAATGTTGTTGAGATAGCTTCTTCTTCTGCTATTTCTACAGACTGTTTATATGACAGCTGCATGTGCAGCTCTAAGTCTTCTTTAGTTTCAGGTAATTGATCCTTTGGCACATTAGATGAAGACATGTTTATACCTAAATCTTGTTGAGCTTTTTGAATTTGCTCGGCTGCAAACATATCTTTAGCAACATTAGTTGCATACTGTGTTCTTTTCTTTACTGACTCAGGATCTTGTGAATAAGCTTTTATATCATACTCTTTACTAGAAATACCGTTTACAACTATATCTACGAACTTAGCAAGTATTGGCACTGGCTTCCAGTCAAGATTTAAATAACTTAAATCTCCATTAATAGATAATTCATCCTTGTATTTTTGAACGGACTGTTCTCCACGAGCATATAAACGAAGATGATGAAAGTTATTGAAACTAGTTAAGTATCTATTACCGTTAGTTCTACCCGCACCAAACCATTCTGTCTCAATAGCAGAAGCTACTTGCGAACCGTATTCAAACGTAGCTTTTTCTGCGTCTGGTACTACCTGACTTGGAAACGCGCTATTTGAGTTAGTGTATATTTTCATTTATTCAATTATTTTTGACATAAGACCGTTATTACTGTATTTTTTTATTCCTAGATCAAAAACTTTTTTCTCTAGACGTGCTACAGGTCTATACTTGTTTTTATTACAAGCCATTATTGCTAAACCAGAGCTTATAGAAGCATCATGTGTTGTTCTATTATTAATATTAAACTTGGCCCAATCCTCTAGTGTTCTTTGAAAATACATTTCCCCGTGTTCACCATTGTTTTTTATGCCAATAAAATCTTCAATATATGATTCAATTGCAGCAGCGTGTGCTTGTTTTATATCCTCACTAGAGTTTGGTATTCCACCTATCTCTCTTTCTGTTACTGATAATTTAAGTTTATCTGGTCTGTTCATTGCAAAACCTCTATATCCTCTTCTCTTAAAATGATATAATAATCTAGGTTTATTATTCTCTGCAAGTATAGGCATACCATAAAATATGCAAGCCATTAATACATCTTCAAAAAATATTTCTGCAGTTTGAGGTCTAGCTATATATTCTAAAAAAAAGTGGTTAGCTGGAGCATCTTCCATACTAAACTTGGTTAAACCATGTAAAGCTCCATTAGATCCTCTACCGTCTACTGTTCCTGATATATCATAACTATCACAACCAAAAGCCCCCATATGTTCATTAGCTGGATATTTTAAACCTCTTTTTATTATAATTTTATTTTGCAAATGCGGTGATGGTATCCAAGATACATAAAATCTACCCTTATTATGAGGGACAAAAATAACTTTAGTATCTCTTATTCCATTTTCCCATTGAAAATTACCTTGAGTTATTAAATTACTATGTCTCAAGTCTCCGTTCCAATCTATTTGCTCATATATTTTAGTTAGATTAAATAAAGATTGTTTTGCTTCATCTCTAAAAGCGTGCTCCTCTGTTCTTGGAAACTGGCGATAAAATTCATTTAAACCGTCTTGATCACCTTTTAATCCCTCAACTTCATTCTGCCAATACTCTATTACACCTTGCTTTATCTTCGTGCCATGCGGATCTGTAACTGCTTTCTGTGGTGTGTCGAAGACAGGTATTCCATAAGAATCAATGTATCCTTCGTAGTTCCATTCCATAGGAATGAACAAAGAATATAGTCCTGAGCGAGTCTGTCCATTGGCGTTTCTTTTTGTAACATCTGAATCGTAGTATAATTTTTTAAAATTATCTCCTCCTTTATCTAAAGCGTTTGATGTTGATCCCATCATACACTTACCAATTACTCTACTACCTAATCTAAGGGTGGTTTTTGTAACCCTCCAGTTGTCGAGAATGTTGTTCGGCCTTTCCCACTTCCCCGATTCATCATGGATGAGTATTTTAAGTTTCTCCCCATCGTAGGCGTTATCACCCGTGTTCTTCCAGTCGATGGTCGTGTCCAAACCTTCAAGGGCTTCTTGCTTGGATCTATCCTTGGAATCGAGTCGTCTCCTGGTAAATTTCGAGGCCGGGACCCTGTAGGCAAGCTCGGTCTTTGGACGGTCCATTCCGTCCTGGATGGGTTTGAAGAAGAACGGATAATTAACAGAGATTGGTACCACCTTGTCAGTGAACATCTTCTTAGCATCTTGTCCAGATTTGGACAATACACCGAACCGTGAATCCGAGGATATTGTTGCAAGATTAACAATTTCAGCTGATGACATGAAAGAAAATCCAGATCTACGGTTTTTAAGGTAGCACATCCCATAGGATCTAATATCGGCCTTGCAAGCTTCCCAGAATATAAAGAATAATCTGTTTGATTCCCTAAAGTCTGGTTTCCCAACATCAATCTTGGACCACTGCAAGTACATGTAATGAGTACCAGTAATATAA